CCGAGCATAAGGCTGCATTGAACGCGGCTACCACGATAGAGGCTTTCATCGCGGCAGCAACTTCGCTAGATTGGCCTAAAGACCCCAACGCGCAAATCTGATAGGTGACCTATGTCAGACGATCTGAACCAGCAAATCGGCAGACTAGAGGCTCAGGTCGAGAACCTTCACAAAGATATGTCTGAATTGAAGACCGAGATTAAATCTATATCCGCTGCTATGAATCGGTGGAAAGGCGCTGGCGCTTTATTGGCCCTCATAGGGGTCGTATTCGGTTTCTTTGTTGACTTAGTGTTCAAAGCATTGGGGCGGTAATGGACCCGATTACTCTGATAGCCGGAGCGACTGCTGCCTATAATGGTCTGAAGTCTGCTATTGCGGCTGGCAAAGAGATACAAGAGATGGCTCAGGACTTGGGCAATCTCTGGCACGCTGTCGGCCAGCTCACTCATCTAGCCGCTACGCCAGTAAAAAAGGGGATGTTCTCCGACCCCGCCGACATCGAGAAGCAAGCCATGGAGCGATATGCTGCCAAGGCTAAAGCATTTAAGATGCAGGAAGAGATCAAAAACCTGTTCATCTCAATCTACGGCATTGGTGCTTATGAGTCGGTGCAACGGGAAGTCATTGAGATTCGTAAAGAAGTGGATCGTCAGCACCGAGAAGAAGAAAGACTTGCTGCTGAACGGACAGCGGAGTTGAAGGATGCCGCTGGTCTATTCGCAATTGTGATGGGAGTTATTACAGCGATAGCTGTAATTGGCGTTCTCCTGATGATTAAACTCAGCCATTAAGGAATGATCCTATGGACCTTTTGAATATCGCCCAAACGGTGCTTGGCAATGTTGCACCCGCAATCGTTACTGGCCTAGCAGGGCCGCAGGCTGGCATGGTCGCTAGAGTGGTTGCCAACACATTGCTCGGCAAGCCAGATGCTCCTCATGACGCTATTGCAGCGGCACTAGAAGGAGCAACGCCAGACCAGATCGAACGGCTCCGCCAGATAGATGCGAACCTTGAAGTCGAACTTGCCAAGATCACGGCTCAAGATCGGGCCGATGCCCGTGAGTTACAATCCAAGGCCTTATCATCCGGCGATAAATATGCTGCCCACTTCATCTACAACTTTGCTTGGTTCTGGTCGATCTCATCGGTAGCATACTTCTTCTTCGTAACCTTCTATCCTATGCAGCCTGTCGGTAAGGACTTTGCATTAACTATCCTTGGATTTTTGCTTGGCACACGAACAAACCTTGGTGTCACACAACGTGCATGGGAAGAATATAAGGGCAATCCTGTAGATGAACAGGAAATGCGCTCGTTGACTCCTGACCTTGTGAAACCATTCTACCGGACACGTTACTGGAACCTTGTGCGTGGCGACGAGTTGCCGTCTGGCGTGGACTACTGCGCCTTTGACGTAGCGGTTAACTCAGGTGTCGGTCGGGCAGTCCGGTTCCTACAGTTGGCATCTGGTGTCGTAGCTGACGGCATCATCGGTAGCGGAACTATGAACGCTATTGCCAAGGCTAATCCAACTGAACTCGTTCAGAAGATATGTCAGGAACGGCGGGAATTTCTACATCGGTTATCAACCTTCGACACATTCGGAAATGGTTGGATGCGTCGAGTATCAGAGGTAGAGCGCGTAGCTTTAGAAATGGCAGATGGCAAATAAAAAACTAGCTAAAGAGATAGCCGAAGAAACCGTTAAGGTCTGGTATGAAAGCGGCGGGAATATATCCGTTGCAGCCAGAAAACAAAAGTTAGCTAAGTCAACATTCAGGGATCGTATTGACGCTTCAAAACTATATTATCCTGAGCTATTTATAGAAGCCGCTAACAAGCCAGTTCACCATTGGACCTATCCTCAGTCGCATGAGATTGAGTTAGACGACTGCCAAATCCTGATCGGCTCAGACGCTCACATCTGGCCAGACAATGAGACGATCATGATGAAGGCGTTCGCCAAGGTCAGCAAAGACATCAAGCCTCAGATCATTGTCCTCAATGGTGACATCATCGACGGGGCAAGAGTAAGCCGCCATGGTTCATTGCTTGGTCAGAACGCACCAAAGATCACTAAAGAAATCGAAGCATCTCAGGCTTGGATAGAAACCCTATATCGGGCGAAGCACCGTATCTGGACGATGGGCAATCATGACCAACGAGTTGATAACTACCTCGCTAATAACGCACCAGAGTTGGATGATTACGCTGGGCGGCTTTCTGATCGGTTTAGCGATTGGACTTTCTGCTGGTCGGTTCGCATCAACTCAGTTGAAATACGCCATCGCTTTAGAAGTGGTATTCACGCTGGTTGGAATAGTGCTTTGCACAGCGGCATCTCAACTGTTACTGGACACACTCATCAGCTTCAAGTGACAGCGGTTCGTAACCGTAACGGTTCTCATTGGGGCATTGAGGATGGGATGCTAGGCGATCCTATGCACAAGGCTTTTGAGTATGCAGAAGGCGCACCTAGCAGGGCTCAACCGGGCTTTGTCGTCATCACATTCCGCGATGGTGTTATGATGCCACCAGAGACTTGTGAACTGATCGAAGGCCGTCCTGTATTCAGGGCAGACTACGTCCTTTAAGGAAACTCTATATCATCCATAATAGCTTGTTCTATTTTGTCGTTGTGTTTCGACGACTTCCATACTTCTTTATACATGGCATCGACTAGTTCTTTGTCTGGTTTAATCTCATCGCCATCTTCTGAATAGATCGTGACTTCATAGATTGAGTCCAACTTATAATCCTCAATCTCCCATTTACCGAACTCGTCAAAGAACGCTTCATATTCGAATATCATCTTCGCATCGGCATAGTATTTCTCCATGCCTAGTGTGAACTCTATGTCATAGAACTCTGCCCATGCATTTCCATAAGCGTTTCTCATTTTTGCCTCATTAACCTTTTTGTGAATGACAGTAGAAGATCGTGGTGTGATCCACCATGCCAATGTTTGCTGATGTATTTAATATTGTCAAACCATTTCTTTTGAGACTCTGGATGGCAACCAATCAAACCGACTCTGCCTTGAATGATCGCCATCGGATCGCCGTTAGAATATCTTCGGCATTGGGACGGGTGATATACTGTGTTGGTTCGAGGCCGTTAAGCAAGTCAAAATAATCTCGTCCAGCCCAGTAAGCGCCCATACATATTCCGAGATATTTTCCCCCTCGCCGAAGAAAATCTTCAATTTGGTTTCCTTCTCTGCGTTTGAAGAAATCGTAATAACGCCGTGCATCCCCGATACCACCGGGAAACGCAACGATGTCTGAGTCTGCGAGTGTATCTTCTGTGAACTCTGTTTCATCAAATGTCCTTATTACAAACTCACCTGACAACGCCTCTATCATCCCATCAACACAGTCTTGAGAACACTCTGGATCATGACGGAAGATAGATATTACAGGTTTCATAAATAGTCCGGTCTAATCCCAAGTCCAGTTACAGCTATTTCCCAGATGTCAGCTAGTTTTTGTGCGTCATCATTCGTATTCTCTACACAATCAATGATGCTGTGCAATGCTTTGCTGTATCTGTCGATAGTTTGTAGATAACGCTCATTCTCTTTTCTCAATCTAATTAGGTCATCTAATGTGACAGGATCAGCATATCGTTCCATCATTTCATCCTTATGTTTGCTATCATTGTTACGATCATAGCGACTATGAATGTTAATCCATAAATCGCTACAATCATTCCAAGAGTGTGGTCCTCATTCATTTCTTAATCTGATCAGCTAGATTGTTCTCGACTTCTTTAAGCCGCGTCATCTCGACAATCTCTGCGACTTTATCCTCAGAGAACTGGCCAGCAAACGCTGTGTAGTTAATAAGATCAATCCATGAGTCTTTGTGCGTCTTGTTATTTACAAGGCGGCTCATCTTCACAGCCATCATAATCACAGACACATCATAGGTCGTAATCGTCTTATTCAGTAGCAAAGATGCTAGGCTTGCTATCCGAACGAATGACGCACTGGCATCGCCATATTCATTATGACGTTGTTCTAATATACGTTGAGATGTCGAGAGGATTTCTTTGTGGTGCATCTTTCGGTTCCTGTTGTCGTTTCTGGTCGAGGGCACTTCGTCCCACTGGTGGTTTGCCAAGAATGTTAACATTTGGATCATTAGACCTTTCTTGAATTATTCTATCCTTTTGTGATTGAAGTTGCAGATCATTATCTTTGTTAAGACTTATCCTTTCATTGGCTATTAGATGATGCGGATCGCTCCGCCGTTGAGTGCTAACGATGTCAACTACTACATCTCTTGTCACTCCAAACTTGGCAGCGGTCCTGTCGTAATGTTTGCCAATATTGAAGTGGTTCATGATGGCTGTTCTTAATCCTTTGTCCATCGCTTAACTACCGTTCCGTCTAACTTTTGGCTTTAGCCACCCTGCCAACATCTGCTTTTGTCTTTTGTCGATGGCAGGACTTGTGTGCCAGAGCAAGGTTATCACCGGAGTCTTCCCCGCCGAGCGCGATTGGTATGATGTGTTCGATTTCCCAGTCTTCGCCCACCAAGATTTTACCTTGGCAAATATGACAGAGTCCCGCGTGTTTATTGAATAGTTCTGCACGTTGTTTCCTTGATTTAGTTTTTCTTACAGGCGCATCTCTGCCCGTGTCGTCGCCTCTGATGATTGTCTTTCTGAGAAGCGCATCCTGATCCATTCCATCTTCACCTTCAGGAGATTGGCTTCCTTCCGCGCTTCCACCATCTTTGTAATGTATTCGTGCCATTCAGGGTTGGCCTTCACTTCCATCTCACGTTGATTAACTGGTCGGTCAGCACCTAGTTTAAGAACGCGCTGCGCGAACCAGTGTGACTTTGTTTCTTCCATGAGTGAGGCAACGGCATCAGCCGTCACCCACTCCTTTGCAGCTAGTCTATATTCTTCTGAC